CACGGTTGCTGGGGTTGCAAAAGCATTTGGCTATAGTAGACCCACACAGACCCGAGATAATTGTCCTGTCAAACCTGTAGCAACGTCTAGCTTATCATTGACAACTGTTCCAGATACTGTCCAGAAGTTGACTTTAGATGACAAACAGGAGCTTACCATAGACCCGCGTATAGCTGGTCTTGGAGGAGAAGATACTATGTCCATAAAGAAGATTGCCACTACGGAATCTTATTTGACTTCATTTAGTTGGCCCATAGGTACCGCACCAGGTACCGTATTGTGGAATGGACGTGTTGATCCTTGTACTTTTGCATACGACGGAGTTAGGAAGTACCATTTTCCTGCATGTTGTGTTGCCGCCTTGCCATTTAAGTATTGGACTGGGACCATGAAGTTTCGTTTTCAGATAATGTCATCTGCTTATCACAAAGGTAGATTGAAAGTGTCTTATGACCCTAACTGGGTTGGCAGCGAGGAGTTTAACACCATGTATACTCGAGTTGTTGATTTGGCTTCTGAAACAGATTTCACTATATCTGTCTCAAATGGTCAGACTCGAACTTTAGTCGACCACCATATGCCTGCTGTTGATTCTGTGTCCCAATTATATTCAACAACAAGATACCTTAGTAAAGAGCAAGGAAATGGAGTTGTTGCAGTTTCTGTACTTAATGAACTGACTACTCCTAATAGCACAGTTAATAATGATATTAGTGTTAATGTCTTTGTTTCTGCTGGTGTTGATTTTGAAGTGTTTGTTCCAACGCATGACTTCTCTTATTTGGTGTATAAACCGCAGATGGGATTGGAGACTGATTTGGAAATGACTCCACAGAGTGGACCAGAGATAACACCTGATTCATTTGCTTCTGAGCAAGATAAGCCTGAGCATGAAACTGGTGAATCTATTGGTCCGACTGTTGACTCTTTAGAACATGTAAGTGCAGTTTTTACAGGTGAGAGTGTTAAGTCATTTAGGCAAGTTTTGAAGAGGTATAACCTGCATACAGCCATTGCACCAATAATATATGGAGAAAGGAATATTGACCTCAAGACGTGTTATTTTCCATATCTACGAGGTAAAGTTGCAGATGCTGTGGGTGTTACTCAAGCAGGGAACCCTTATAACTACTGTAATACTATGCTTCTTCATTGGATAGTAAACTGTTTTTCTAGTTGGAGGGGATCCATACGAACCAAGATCATCCCAGGTGGAAGGCGCAGTTGGCTTAGGATTTTTGCAGAGCGTGACCTTGTAGATGATCTTTCTACGCCTCAATATATTGTTACTAATACGGCATACAATACGTATACGACCAATAGCGAAGCGGGACAAGACTGCATAACTACTTTAATAGGTGAACCAAAAAACCTTTGGTGCGAATGGGCAAATGTTTACCATAAGTGAAGTCAACCCAGTGGCAGAGTTAGAGGTTCCTTATTATTCTAGCTTAAGATTTGTACCTGGCAAAATCGAAAACCA